GCCGTTAAGATTATTTTTAATTTGTTCATATTTTACCTCACTTCAAAAAGAAGTTATTTAAACTTTGTCAATCTCCCACATTTACAAATGGTTGAAAACGCCTCTAATCCGCAATAGGGGCATACCCTGGGATAACGGATTAAAGGCGAATCTACCATCTTATCTTCGGGAGGGTAGGCAGGGGCTTTATTCAAGCCCCGCCTTTTATTGCGTTTGTGAATTGTCATTTCTATGCCTGGGCGGTATCCATTACGGCCTCAAGATAGCGAGGCTCGGACAGGATGGCGACTATATCGCATGTTCCCGCAGTACCCGCAGCGCTAACCTCAACTGTGGCGTAACGATACTGAGTACCGGATACATTGAGGTCGGCAGCTTCAAACTCAATCAGGGTTACACGGCTGTCCATTGATGTAGCGGTGGTAGTAAGGGCAGCCGAGGTCTCTACCGCATCGAACACATCAGAGGATGCCGATCCAACATTGCCACCGGCATAACGATAAGCAAATGTTGCGGCTGCTGTTTTAGTGCCTGCTGTGGCTCCACCATAAACTTTAATTACGGCATTTCCCGCTAGCGAACTATCGCCTATAATTATCACGCAAGCGTGATTGTATTTTGCCATATCGATTGAGTCGGAATCGAACCCTGCGTTCCAATCACCATCTACAGTAAGTCCAAGAATCCCATGACTCTCAGAAAATCTATTTTTAGCCATTTAATTTAACCTCCATTGTTATTAACTTTTGTTTCTTAGTGTGGGGAGGGAAATGAAAGCCGAAGCTACTCAGTATTACTACTGAATTACCCTCCCCAATTTAATCTATGTTCTGGTGCTGGAAAGTACTACAAATGGGCTGAGAGTACTGGAACTTCTGAGCGGAGTTAAAGCCGAAGTCCAGGTAGGCTGTCCATCATATCTCAGCACAAAGCGGAATGATTGCTGGTCGTAGTCAAATTTAAAGTGGATAGACGTAGCGACCTGAAGTCCACCCTTTTCACCAATTAGATACTGAGAGAAATCAATCAGTGCTATATCCCCAGCAGTTCCCAGTGTCTGAGCTTTCTCCGTGAACAGCAAAGGCTTGCCTATAAGAGTCTGATAGGGTAATCCACTCAACCCACCCGCAGGCATCCAGAGAGGAACGCCACCAGTTCCTACAGCGAGTGACATTGTAGCCAGCTGAGGGAAGGTGTCATCGTTGGCAACCCACACCGCTTTGGCTTTACCTTGGGAATACATCCGGGCCCACATTTTGATTATGTTCTCGGCTACGATAGTCGAGGCTCCCTGCCCTGTTTCTGCGGTTACCGTTATGAGCGCCGGATTAACGGAGTTTAACACACCGACAGGCTGATTAACCCCATTCCCATTTAAAAAATCGTCGTCCTGCACGAATGCGATAGCTTGGGAGAATTTGCGGGTTACATTTGCTTCAACCGCTATAGCAGAATCCTCTAACAACTCATCCGACACGTGGCAAAGACCAGTTACTTTGTGAAGGGTCAAGGCAATCTGATCAAATGTTTGAGATGTAGCGGTTTTCTGTCCAGCTTCACCTGGTCTATAAATAGTGATACCGCCGAAATAATTAGTGGAATGGTTGGCGTCCACGTCAGCCGGAATTGTAATTCTGTTCGAGGTCATCGGCTGAATACTTGCACGAGGGCGTACAATGGAATCTTCCAGCGCCTTTTCCAGTATGTTTGTGCTTATTTGGGTAGGAACCAGATACCCGCCAGAGGATAAACTACCCTCCGAAAGGTCCTTAACCTGAACCGCATGGTCCCAGGCTTTTAAAGTTGCCGGCGCCTGATTTGTTTTGCCTTCCTCTATCAGTTCGGCGATAAAATGAGCGGTGTTTTTAAATCCACCAAGTTTGTCAGCCATGATTTTATCTTCAGGACTTGAGGTTATTTCTACAGGAGAAAATCTTTTGATTATCTCTTTAGACAGTCTTTCCTCTACCTGTTTTTGAACTCTATCATTTACGATAGTTTCTATATCCTTGTCCAGTTCTTTTTTCTGTTCATCAGTTAACATTATTTGCCTCCAATACGTTTTAATGATTCAAATATATCAAGATTAGTAAGTGGTTCAACTGGTAAGTTTTCCTTACGAGTTGGATTATCTTTAACAGGGATGTCGCTCCCTGATATGCGCTTTAATTTCATATCCTCTACCAGATTTATAAGGGCTTTTTGTGTAGTTTCACTCACTCCAAATTGGATTAACCTATTGAGATAATCAATCTCATCTATGATTTGCTCTTGTGATACTTTAACTGTCTTTCCCATGTGCGCCATCATCCATTCTCTAGCAGCTTCCATGGTTTCCCATTTGTCTTTGTCAAACATATAGGTAATGATTTTTTTGTCATCTATGCAGTAAAGTCCCTTAATGCCTTTTTCTTTCGATACGTCCATTGTGCGAATTTTGTGGCCGTCATGTTTGCCTGATTCGCCTGGGGTGGGAATGCGATAATAATTTTGTGTTTCTTCCGGTTTGGTTACGATTTCCTTTTCTACTGCATCACATATCTCGGTAACAATAGGATCAACTGATTTAGACCTGATGGATTGGATCGCTTCACGATTGGAAGGAACAATTACTTGAGAGATTTCCAATAATTCAACTTCTTTGTACGTGCGTCGAGGTGATTTATGGCCATCTCCATCCTCCCAAGTTTTGGGAATAAATCCGATAGAAAAAGCAGCCATGCCTTTGGAAGCTAATTTAAACCCCCAGTCGGCTTGCTCATTTCCCTCATTTACGTAATATTTCGGTCTACCCTCAATGCCATTTTCGGTAATTTTGAGTTTAGTCCATTCCCCTATTTGGCTTGTCAAATCTCGGTAGTCGTGAGAAGATACTAGGATAGGACGCTGCATAAACTTAGGGAGTGTTTTTTTGAACGCTGTAGGCTCTACAATTTCACCATCCCTGTCAACCGAGGATGAAGAAACAGGAATTAACATATCAACTTCACCTGTTTCTTCATCAGCCGATTTTACTATTCCTTTAAAAGTTTTATAAATCAAATCCATAAATCAGCCTCCTAGTCGATTACGGGAAGGACGGTACATCTGCAATTAATATTTTCTTCCGGTAAACTACCCTGCCCCGGTCCCTGCATAGAATCATCACCCACCCGGAAATTATCATTTATAGCTACTATTTGCCCGTTAGCTTCCACGTGCGAAGGTCTGGCATCAGGAGCGGAAAACCATTCCTTTTTTTGGATACCCTCTTTTTGGTATCTATCCTGGGCGCCCCTATTACTGGCAGCGATAACTTCAGTGCGACTTATCATTGCCGCCCTGACTTTAGCGTTACCTTCAAAATAGCCTTCAATTCTTTTGGAAATTTCCTTAATAGATTCACCCGCTTCAAACCCTAAAGAAAGTTCACGTCTTAGCGACTCTAAGGTAGTTTTGTTAATAGCTTTAGCTAGAGTAAGAGAGCGTAAAACTATCCATTCTCTGGCAAACGTATCAAGCTGTTTCTTTTCAGCAGGTATTGACAATTAGATAGCATCCTCAAAAGCCTGTTTATAAATCAATTCAATGGCAGGCTCAAATTTCCTGGCAGTATTCTCATCTATTAAATCGTTCGGAATAGTGCCCAGCTTTTGATATTGCTCTATTACAAGTTTCTTAGCTTGGTTTTGTCTTTTTTTGATTTTGTCGTTCATGTGATTTTTTCAGCTTTTAATCCCGTCAACTTTTCCCATCTCTTTTTAATTACTTCAGCGTATGTGGGGGACTTTTCCATTAAGTAACAGCGACGCTTCATTTTGGTGGCCGCTATTAAGGTACTTCCCGATCCACCAAAAGGTTCAACTATTAAGTCGTCTCGTTTGGTAAGGACTTTAATGTATGGAATTAAAATCTCGATCGGCTTGGTACCAAAGATAACTCCTTGTCCGGAATGTTTTTCATCAGAGGCATTAAATTCGATAAAGTCAGTGGGTTGGTTTTTCTTACCGTGTTTGTATCCCTCCCATTGTGGTTTACCAGAAATTCCATACAAGGCAGTCTCGTACTGTTCTTGTAACCCGTCTGTC